GTGCCGAAAATCACCAAGCGCATCGTTGACGCTTTCGAGCCTGATCCGGCGGGCGAGCAGTTCCTTTGGGATACCGAGCTGAAGGGCTTCGGCGTGCGCATGATGCCGTCCGGCGTGGCGTCCTACATCATCAAATACCGGAACGCCGAGGGCCGGCAGCGCAAGATGACGATAGGGCGCGTCGGCACGCTGACGCCGGAGGAAGCGCGGCAGCTCGCACGCGAAAAGCTCACCGAGGTCTTCAAGGGTGCCGATCCCTCAGCCGAACGGCAACAGCTTCGCCAGTCGATCACCATTGCGGAACTGTGCGACCTCTACCTTGAAGAGGCGGAGGGCAAGATCAAGGCTTCGACACTGGCGATGGACCGCAGCCGTATCGAGCGCCATGTGAAGCCGCTGATCGGCAACCGCACCGTCGCCAGCCTGACGCCGGCCGACGTGTCGCGGATGCAGGCCGACATCATCGCCGGCAAGACGGCGAGGGCGCGCAGCGGCCGGGGCGGCATCACGACTGGCGGCAAGGGCGTGGCGGGGCGCACCGTGGGGATGCTCGGCACCATTCTTGAGTTTGCCCGCAAGCGCCGTGTCATCACCGAAAATGTCGCGCGCGGGATCAAGAAGCCGCCGGAGGGCAAGCAGAAGCGGTTCCTGTCCATCGAGGAAATCGGCCGCCTGGGCGAGGCGATGCGGGCGCCGGACGCCGACGCCGACAATCAGGTGGCGATGGCTGCCATACGCTTCCTGCTTCTGTCCGGCTGCCGGCGCATGGAAGCCTTGTCGCTGCCGGAGCGATGGCTTGACGAGCAGGGCGGCTGCATCCGCTTCGGTGACACCAAGAGCGGAGCGCAAATCCGGCCAATCGGTGCCAGCGCCTTCGCAGCCATCGCCAGCGTGCCGCGCCGGAACGGCTGGGTATTCCCGGCAAGCCGGGGCGAGGGGCATTTCGTGGGCTTGCCAAAGGTTCTCGACCGCCTGTGCGAGCGGGCAAAGCTGGAAGGCGTCACGGTGCATGTGCTGCGGCATACCTTCGCCGCGACGGCCGCCGAGATGGGCTTTTCCGAGCTGACTATTGCCGGCTTGCTTGGGCACTCGGTCCCCGGCGTGACGGCACGCTATGCGCATGTGGCCGACAGCGCGCTTGTGGCGGCTGCCGACAAGGTGTCCGCGCGGATCGCGGCGGCATTGGACGGGACGGAAAAGGCAAAGGTGGTGGCGTTGCCGATGAAAAAAATGCGGAAACGGTGAAAGCGGGAACCCTCAAAACACCTTGTGGGGTGCTTCAGAGCAGCTTGATAAGCGGCTTCAGCACGTCAACGGTTTCTGTGAGGCCGCGAGCTTCCATTTGCAGCAACAACCCTTCGGCTGACATCTCCGGGGTTTTCAGCCGCACCCTCATCGCTTTGATTGCGGCACCGGCGCGGCCGGGACCGAGGGCAATGGTGTCCGCAATGAAGGCGTCACCCGACTTGGCTTCCACATTCAATGGGCCGAGGATGCTTTCCGGGAAATCCTTCAGGTTTTCAGTGACGATCGTCGCAGCTTGCGTCTTCAGCGCTGCGGCAAGCACATGCGCGTCTTTTGGGTCAGGCAGCCCCTCGCACATCGGGAGAAAGCCTTCAAAATTGAGGGTCATGGCGTCCTCGAAAGCTTCTTCCATTTGATATCGCGCTTTCGCGGCCTTTTCGGTCGCATCCGCATGACCCTTGCCTTGGCGTATCTTCTCGATCGCGGCCTGGGTTTCATCCAACACGGTATTGGACCATCGGAGGCGGAAGAACTCTGCTTCTGCAAGTGTCAGAAGCAGGTTCCGCCTCAGCGTGTCCGCGAGGGTGCACGCATCGATGAACGCGGTGTAGCGGTTGGCGAACAAGGCTACAGAATATCCGCATCCAGCTCGGCGAGTTCCGCCAGCGCCTTGCCGCGCTTCTGGTCTCGGTCGCGCTTATATCTGAAAAGGTCTTCGGCCATAATCCGCCGGTGACGACCCACCGTCGTGAATTTAATCTCGTCCTTTTCCAGCAGCGAAACGAGGAACGGGCGCGACACGTTCAGAATGTCAGCGGCCTGCTGTGTGGTTAGCATCTTCGACACCGGCACCAGTGTCACTGCATCACCGTTTCCGATATGGCGCAGCAAATCCATCAGCAAGCCTGAAAGGGCTGGCGTAAGAACTATCTCTGTCGACGTCTTCGACTCGTCCAGCACGAGCAGCTTGGCATCATTCGTTGCATGGGCCGCAATCAGCTTGCGGAGCTGGTTAGCCGCAGCCTTTTCGCTGGCGGATGGAAGCCGGTCGCCGAATTGACGTGCAGAAGCTGGAATGGTCATGGTGAGTCGCTCTCCCGGTGAATCTTCACCTTAGCCGAGATTTGCGATATTCGCAATAATCGAAACAAACGAAATGAGCGAAAGTTCCACTCGGCGATCGCTGCTCAATCCGCCGGCTGCTCCGTGAACTCGATCTTTGCGGTGATCTCATTCATGGCGTAGTGGACAAACTGCCTGCCCAGATCAGTCAGTTCGTATGGCTCCGTCTCGTCAAACGCGGACTTGGCGGTCCTTGGAGCGTGTCCAGGCGCAGAGCGTTTGGCAGGCTGCTTTCGAAGAAAATTGCCAGCGTAGTCGGTAGGCCGGTGCTGGCGGATGACACTGCCAAGCGTCAGATCGCGGATCAACATCTTGAATAGGTCGGCCTCTGCCGAATCTTCTCTGACCTGAGGCTTGTTGAGATTGTCCCACATGCCCCCGCGTGAGATACCTGGATTGCGATAAATCTCGCTAATCACCTCGAAATGGAAGTCGGTGTAGAGATTGATCCAGTCGATAAAAAGCCTCACCACGTCATCGGAAGCGGTCTCGGCCGCAGCCGCGTTCGCAAGAATGTTCCGAAGGCGCTGGCGTTTGTATTCAGTGTCGACCGACGACCAGTTACGGAACGCCTTCTTGAGCAGGGCCTGATACTCCGGCGACTCGACGCGCTCTTTCACCTTCTCGTCGTGCATGTCGAGCCGTGCGACGATTTCCGCGATCGTCTTTCCCTTCTCCCGAAGTTCATCCTCCAGCATCTGAATCCACTGGCGGAGCAGGTTGGTAACTTGTTCCTGCTCTTGCTCCGACCAGTAACCAGCGCCGGCCGAGAGCAGGCCACCAATGAAGGGAATGGCTCCGCCGATGGCATTGAGTGCGGCACGCGCGGCCTTCTTCTTGCCGTCAGGCGACAGATCATCCTTGTCGAACTTCTCGATATCCGTTGGCATCGCGACTTCGCAGGATCACGGGCATTCAGGAAGCGACAGCAAGTTGTCGTTCCATTTTCCATCCGCGTAGGTCCGAAGGTATTTGCCGTTCGGCCCGTTTACGACGCCAATGTTACCCCGATTGCCATTTACCAACGTGTAGAAGGTGTGGGATTTGCTCTCGATCCAGTCGATGACTTGCTGGCGTGTCCACTTCCCTGTGGAGTTGCCGAGATAGGTTATCCCCTCGTACGGATTGTTCCGAGGTTGCTTATTTATGCACGTAACGTGGACATCGGCCATGATTTCCTCCCAAGCCCTGCGGCCATGATGGACGGAATCGGATCAGATGTCGAATCGTCTGTCGGGGTGCAAATTGCCAGGCTATAGTTCTTCCCAAGCCTTCTGGCCCGATTCTGTAAGTATGTAGCTATCGATTCGGTCAGGATATTTGACCTGATTTCGTGTCTCCAAATAGCCGCGCGCCTTCAGTCTCTCTTCAGTATCCGGCCCGCAGTCCTTGATCTTCGACCAACGCACCGGAACACCGACCCCATGTTCAACGAGCTGGGCCAGTGCCTTCCGTTCGCGTTTGCCGAGGGGCGTGCCCGGAATGGAAGCGCGCCAACGTTCTTCGGCTTTGTGCGTCAACTGCTTCATCTCGGCTTCGCCCATCGTCGCGGGATCGAAGCCCAGGCGGTCATAGTATTGTTTCAGGGGGTGGCTCGGATCGGCAACGATCGGATAGCCGCCAACACCCTTTACCGGTTCAGTGTGAATTGGTTCGGCCTTGCCAAATGCCCGATCAAAGAAATTGCCGTGATCTTCCTGACCGTCTGACGGCCATTCGTTCAGATAAGCTTCAATCTCCGACACCAGCCAGAGCTTGCGGGAGTGCCATTTTCGCGGTGGCGGTAACGCTCCTTCCGAAACCATCTGATCAACCGAGCCGACACTGACGCCGATCGCGAGAGCAACTTCTGTGCGGCTGAGCGCCAGGCGAACAATAGGTCGCTGATCGGCCAGTTTCCGCGTCACTACTTCCGTAGCCGCACGCCCAGCCCGCCGCCATTCTCCGCAATGAACTCGACACCGGCCGGGCAAGTCTTTAGACGCCCAACACATGCGCGTCAGCGATCAGGCTGCGCAGCCGATCGTCGAGGTCGTGCAGCGCTGTTTCGATAGCGTCTGCGTTGCCGTCCCGAATGCCGTTCAGCGCATCGCGCAACAATTCTCGCTGCCTTTCCAGCTCCTTCAAGACGCTCCTGGAGATGACAAGGACTTTGTCACTCATGCCCTATTTCCTCAACCTCACGCCTGGCCCGCCGTCCGGCGTCTCGCCTTCCGCTTGGAAGATGACGCCGGCAGCTTCAAGGGCTCGCCTGATGCTGTCGAGGTTGTTCGCGATCGGTGTACGCTTGCCAGACTCAAACTCCGCCAACGTGGCGCGGGCAACGCCAGCGGCTTCGGAAAGCTGCGATTGCGACCAGTTGATAAGCGCGCGACCGGCACGCGACTGGGCTGGGTGTATCGACAATTTGAATAACCTTTTGCAAAATGCTTGACTAAGTGTCTCGCCTTAGTCATTCTGTCTAACGTTAGACGATAATCCACTTTGGAGCAATCCCATGCCGAACACCACCGTTCCGGCAGCCGCCACCGGCTTGCCTGAAGAAACCCGCGATATAGGCGATGCGATCGACCTGCTATGTCGGGCGATCAGCCTCAATGAACTGATCTTCATGGCCGGCGAAAGCATCGCCATCCGCGACATGAAGGAAGCCATCACGACCGGGGCGGACGTGATCGATGACGTGCTGGGCGAGGTGAAGGCGATCCTTTACGCCAACGTCGAGCGGAAAGGCGGTGCAGCATGAGCGACAACCTCTTTGAAACCGTCTGTGAAATGGAAACGCCGCTGACGGTTGCCGTCGATCTGGCGATGGCACTCGCCTCTATCGCAGAAACGATCGATGACGATGACAGCCGTGTCGTTCAGCGCCTCGCGTGGATGCTTCGGGATCAGATAGAGGCTGCGGAAGAACGGCGTGGTGAACTTTTCCATCTGACGCACCCGCGCCGCCATGAGCTTGAGAGAGAGCGAACTGAGGCCGAGCCGGAGCCCGTCCGCATGGTCGGCGGGGAGCGAAACGGATGACCACGCTCGCCCTGTGCATCGCCGTTGGCCTCGTGTGTCTCGTCGTCGGCTTCCTGATCGGCGATGCGCGGGGCGTGCGGGAGGCAAACCGCATCCTCGACGCGAACCAGCGCGAGTTGCTCCGGGCCATCAGCGACGACAGGCCGGTGCCGGTGGATGACGACGCCGAGCCGCAGCGGCCGACAGTGCATTGACCATGATCCCGAAACTGCTCGCCCCGATGGCCCGCGCTGTCGGGGCGGTTTTCGCTTTATCCTCGCTGTAATCTCCGGGATAAATGTTGCAATTTTGGAAGGCAATCTTATATTGGGGGAAATTGGCGGGGGAAGTCTCGCCATCAATCACGGAGATTACACCATGAAAGTTCTCGACCTGTTCGGCCGCCTCGCCCATTACATGGACATTCCGATGAGCGAAGGCCCCGAGCTTCTTCGCGCCCTGAAAGATGGCAGCTCCCATTTCAATGAGGATCTGGAAAAGCACGATCCTGACATCTTGAAAGGTCGCCCTGGCCCGGGCGGCGGCGTAGAGGCCGATCCTTTCAGGGCCGCATTTCTCCTTCTCGCCATTATGGTCAACGGCCCGAGGAAGGAAGTCGCTCCCAATACATGGAAGACTTGGCACCTCGATCACGAGGGTTCGGTCCTCAGTGGTTGGGGCGACGATTGGAAGCCGACGATCACGATTTGCCCGCTCACGCGCCAGCATCTCTTTGGTGACGCCATTCAGGCGGTTATCGAGAACCAGGACCTCGCCGCCCGTGTCGAAAAGGTCAGCGTCTCCCTCAACCGCTTCGGCGAGATTTACTTCGACGACGGCAAGGTATCGAGGTTCGATAGGGGGCACCCGGAACGCGGCTATTTCCATCGCACCGCAACTGTTGACGGCATCGTCCTCCAGGCGCTGTCCCAGCTCTTCAAGTAGGAGTCCGGCAGATGGTTAATCCCCCCATCAAAACGGACAACGCAGCGGCGGGAGGCGTCAACCTCCCGCCCGCCCTTCGCAAGCCTCGCCTTCGCCGCTGGGAAGCGGTGGAGTATCTGAAGTTGGTCTACGGCATAGAGCTTGCGACCGCCACGCTGGCCCGCTGGTATTCGCAGCGCACGGATGGCCCTGCCGTCCAGCGCCTCAACCGCACGCCGCTCTATCCGAAGGCTGGCGAGAACGGCCTGGACGATTGGGCTTGCAAGAAGCTGGGCATCGATCCGTCCACCGAGGGCAGCGCCCATGCGTAGTGTGACCCTCGAAAAGAAAGCCGCCGCCCAGGCTGGACCCCTGTGCGGCGGCGAGACGGAACACCATAGCAGCGGCAATTCCGAGCGTGATGCCTACAACATGGTGTCGCTGGCGGCAATCGAGGAGAGGTTCCCGATCCTCGCTCGCCATATCGGCGTCGAAATTCTGGCAGGTGCGGCATGAACGCGCTTGCCCCTGTCGCCCCGAAGATCGCCAAGCTGATCCCGCGCCTCGCGTCCGACCACGACGGCGAGGTTGTGGCGACCGTGCGCGCCATCCGCCGCACGCTCGAAAGCGCCGGTCTCGATCTTCATGCGCTCGCGGCCGGGCTTGGCGGTGACGGCCCTTCCGAGCGCGAGCCGACGAGCTGGCAGGAATTGGCGGCGTGGTGCCGCAACATCGGCCAGCACCGTCTGAGCCTGAAAGAGTTCTGCTTCGTCTGTGACATGGCCGACCGGCTGATCCTTGGTGCCGAACCTTCGGAGAAGCAGGCCGCATGGCTGCGGGCAATCTACGCGAAGTTGAAGAAGGCCGCGTAGTGATGATCGACTTCGACCGCATCAATCGCGCCGCGCTCGCCGTCCTCCCGTCGTTGCTGGCGCGCTGGCTGCCTGACGGTCGCCGTGTCGGCCATGAATGGGTTTGCCGCAATCCTCGCCGCGCCGACCGCCGGCCTGGCTCCTTCCGCGTGAACATGAATACCGGCCGCTGGGCCGATTTCGCAACTGACGACAAGGGCGGCGATCCGGTTTCCCTCGCCGCCTACCTTGCCGGGATCGGGCAGGCCGAGGCCGCCCGCAATCTCGCTGACATGCTGGGAATTGATTGATGGATACGAACACCATGTTCCGGCCGCTGGCCGACGACGAGATTGTCACCGAGAATACCGGCCCGGCGGAAGAGTGGACGCCGATCACGCCCGTTCCGGCGGATGCCTCGCCGCTGACGACCACGATCATCAACCGCCACGCGCCGGCCGGTTTCACGTTCACGGCGGGCTGGCGCTACAACGAGACTGCCGGCGATCTAATTGGTTGCGTCGTCCGCTACGACAAGCCGGCCAACGGCTCGCCGTCCGAGAAGGTGGTGAAGCCGTTCACGTTCTGCAAAGGCCCTGACGGTGCGCGCGAGTGGCGCAACAAGAGCTGGACCGCACCGCGACCGCTCTACGGTCTCGACCGCCTCGCTGCCTGCCCCGACGCTCCGGTGCTTGTAGTTGAGGGCGAGAAGGCTGCGGATGGTGCTGCCGAGCGGTTCCCCGACCATGTGGTCATCACCTCGCCCGGCGGCTCGAATGCGGCTGGCAAGGCTGATTGGTCCCCGCTGAGGGGGCGGCACGTAATTATCTGGCCCGACGCCGACACGGCCGGCCAGAAGTATGCCAAGGCGGTCGCGAGGCTTGCGGAAGAAGCCGGAGCCGCGTCCGTCCGGATCGTGAAGCTGCCCGCCGACCTGCCCAGCGGCTGGGATTTGGCCGATCCGATCCCGGCCGGCGTGACGGATGACGACATGGCCCGCCTGCTGGTGGAAGCGAAGCCGTCCGGCGGCTGGGAAACGCCGATCCCGATCAAGACCAGCCTTCCCCCGGTCGATCCGTTCGCGCCGGAAATGCTGCCGGAAGCCTTGCGCGCCTACGTTCTCGACGTGGCCGACCGCCAGCAATCGGTGCCCGACTTCGTTGCCGTGGCGGCATTGTGCGGCATCGCGGCATTGATCGGCAATCGCATCCGCATCGCGCCGAAACAGCATGACGACTGGATCGAGGTGCCGAACCTGTGGGGCGCTATCATCGGCCCGCCCAGCGCCATGAAGTCGCCGGCCATGCAATCGGCGCTCGGCCCGATCTATGCGCTTCAGGACGAAATGCGCGAGAAATGGAAAGCCGATCTTGATGAGGCGGACATTGACGAGGCCCTTGCCGAGCTGGACGCGAAGGAGGCGAAGAAGAAGGCCGCGAAGGCATTGAAGGAAGGCGATCGAGACACCGCTCGCGCCATCTTCGCGGAGATACCGAAGGACAATGACGAAGAGCCGCCTTGCCCGCGCATCGTGGTGAATGACGCCACGGTCGAGAAGCTGGGCGAGTTGTTGAATGAGAATCCGCGCGGCCTGCTGCTGATCCGCGACGAGCTGCCCGGCTTCCTCGCTCGCATGGAAAGCGAGGAATATGCCGGCGAGCGCGCCTTCTATCTGGAGGCGTTCAACGGTTCCGGGCGCTTTACCTATGACCGGATCGGGCGCGGCACGGTGCATATCGCCAACTGCACGTTGAGCATCATCGGCGGCGTGCAGCCGTCACGCATCGCGCCTATCGTTCGCGGCGCGATGACAGGTGCCAGCAACGACGGCCTTATCCAGCGGCTCCAGCTCGCGGTGTGGCCGGACAGCCGAACGGGCTGGGCATGGGTTGACCGCCATCCTGATCGTGCCGCCCGCGAGGCTTACGAGAAGGTGTTCCGCGACCTGCACGAATTGAAGCTCGGCAGCGAAGACGAGCCGACCGTGCTGCGCTTCTCGGCCGAGGCGCAGGCCATGTTCCGGGAGTGGATGACGGAAATCCAGATAGAGGCCCGCAGCGGCAAGCTGTCGCCGGTGCTGGAAAGCCATCTTCTCAAGATGCCGAAGACGGTGGCGAGCCTCGCCCTGATCTTCGAGCTGATCGAGGGCGGGCGCTTCGAGGTCGGCGAGACCGCCACGCTGCGGGCGCTGGCCTGGGCAGACTATCTCCGCAGCCATGCGAACCGGCTCTATTCGTCGGGCAACACCATGATCGAGGACGGTGCCCGCCTGATCCTCGAACGCCGTCACCAACTCCCTGACGAGTTCACGGTGCGCGACATTTACAGAAAAGATTGGGCCGGCCTGTCTGATCGAGAAGCTGCCACGTTGGCTGTGGAGCTTCTGGTTTCGACACATCATTGCCGCGAGGTCGAGAAACCTGAGAGCGGGGCACGCGGCCGTCCGACTGCAACCTACCGTTGGAATCCTGCATTGGTGGAGGCGTGATATGGGCCGCTGGCTTGCCGCGCTGAAAAAACACGAAAACCCGCCGGAGACGAACCGACAAAACCCCCAAAAATGCCCCGAGCCTATTTTTGTCGGTTTTGTCGGTGACGCATCTTCGCATAATCAGAAAAATTCCGATGCGCCTGAAGCATTTTTGTCGGTTTTGTCGGTTCCCGTTTCGGGCAAAAGCGAAAATTCGCAGCCTGATCCCCACGCCTACGAGGAACGTGCGGCCATCCTCGAATACGACGCAGGGTTGTGCCGTTCGGATGCCGAGCGGCAGGCTGCGGTCGAGACGGGCTATCAGCCCGAGCCGAAGTCGGACGCCGAAGCCTATCTCGACGCGCTGCGGGAAATCGGCCCGTGCGGATACGGTCCCGTCGCCGTGTTCCTTGGCTGGGGTGCCGGCCGTGCATCCGCTGCGGAAATTGAACTGCGGCAGGCTGGCCGGATCGTTTACGACCGTACCGGACGCGGCAAGCCGGCCGAGTAGCAAACTCGCGAAAACACCAGCAAATTCCAGCACTTCTAAGTTTCGAATAACGCCGGAAATTCCTTTCACGCGCGCGAGACTGGCACGATCTTGTCCGGTATGCGCATATGGCCGTTCTCTCGCAAAGCTCCCGTGGAGCAGAAGTCACTCGCCGAACCTGACGGCGAGCTTCTTGCCATGTTCACCGGCATCACGCCGGGAGCCGGGATCAGTGCCGCCACCGCCTTGACCGTTCCGGCCGTTGCCGCTGCCGTCCGCGTCATTTCCGAAGCTGCCGCCACGCTCGATATTCGCATCATCCGCACCGAGGACGATGCCGACGACAACGACCATCCCGTCGCCAAGCTCCTGCACGGCGACGTGAACGACTGGACCAGCGGTTACGAGCTGGTCCGCGATCTGGTTGCGCAGGCGCTCACCAGCGATCAGGGCGGCATGGCCTGGGTGAACCGTGTCGATGGCAAGCCCGCCGAAATCATCCACTACCGCCCCGGCGTGTTGTCGGTGACGATTGAGGAAACCGGCGAGCCTAAGTTCATGCTGGGCGGTCGGCCGATCCCGGCGCGCGACATCATCCACCTTCGCGGCCCGTTTTCACGATGCCCGTTGACGCTGGCGCGGGAAGCCATTGCCGCCGCGCACGTCATGGAAGCCCATGCCTCGCGGCTGTTTAAGAACGGCGCGCGTCCCGGTGGCGTGATCGAGTTTCCGAAAGGTCTCGGCGACGAGGGGCTGAAGAAGATGAAGGCGGCTTGGCGAGCGGCGCATGAGGGTGCCGAAAATGCCGGCCGCACCGCGATCTTGTGGGACGGCGCGAGCTTTCGTCCGCTGACGATCAATTCCACCGATGCGCAGTTTCTGGAGCTTCGCAAGTTCCAGATTCTCGAAATCGCCCGCGCCTTCCGCGTGCCGCCCTCGATGCTTTTCGAGCTGGATCGGGCAACGTGGTCCAACTCGGAACAGATGGGCTTCGAGTTCCTGACATACACGCTGGAGCCGTGGCTTCAGGCGCTTGAGGCTTCGCTGTCGCGTGCGCTGTTCACGCCGGAAGAGCGTGCCAGCTATCGCATCCTCTTCGACCGTGACGACCTGACGAGGGCAAGCCTCACGGAACGAGCGACGGCCATTTCCAGCCTGATCAGCGCGCGCGTGCTCAACCCGAATGAGGGACGCGCGTGGATCGACCTGGCTCCCTATGCCGGCGGTGACGAGTTTGCGAACCCGCATATCAATCCCCGAACGCCGGAGACCGAATAATGGATCGGATCGAGCTGAAGGCCGCCATCACGGTTGACGATGCGGGCGCCATCGAGGGGCTGGCGTGGCCGTTCGGCTCGCCGGATCGGTATGGCGACGAAATCCTGCCCGGAGCCTTCAAGGGCGCGGCCGGGCCGCTTCCGATGCTGGCGCACCATGACCAGCGCGACACGGTGGGGGTGTGGGACTCGATCACCGAGACCGCGAAAGGTCTGGTGGTCAAGGGCAGGCTTCTCGTCAACGAGGTTGCCCGTGCCGCCGAGATGCGCGCGCTGATCCGCGAGAAGGCGCTGGGCGGCCTGTCCATCGGTTTCATGACCAAGGCGTCGAAGGCCCGCCCCGGCGGCGGGCGCACGATCAGCAAGGTCGAGCTTGTCGAAATCTCGATTGTCGCGGTGCCCGCCCATCCTGGGGCGCGCATCACTTCAGCAAAGGGCGCACGGCCCGGAAAGGAGTCCGATATGGACAATCACGAACAGGTTGCCGCGCCTGAGATTGCGGCGCTCGAAACCAAGGTCGGCGAGCTGGCCGAGACGGTGAAGGGCATCCAGATTCCCGACACGTCGAAGCTGGTGGAGCGGCTGGACAGGCTGGAGGCGAAGGCCAACCGCCCGGAGACCGGCAAGACCGACAAGACCGAGCCTTCGGAAGAACGCAAGGCGTTCGGCACCTATCTGCGCATGGGCGACCGCGCGCCGGCCGAGGAACTGAAGACGCTGACCGTCTCAGGCGATCCGCAGGGCGGCTACCTCGCCCCGGCGGAGCTTTCGAGCGAGTTCATCCGCGACCTTGTGGAGTTCTCGCCGATCCGCCCTCTGGCGACGGTGCGCAGCACTGTGTCGGCGTCGGTGTCCTATCCCCGCCGCACCGGCATCACCAATGCGAAGTGGAAGGGTGAGACGCAGGCGCAAGAAGCGTCGGAGCTGAGCTTCGGACAGGTGGAAGTGCCGATCCGCGAGGTGAACACCTACGTCGATATCAGCAACCAGCTTCTCGCCGACAGCGGCGGCGTGGCCGAAGCGGAAGTCCGCCTCGCGCTCGCCGAGGACTTCGGCAAGAAGGAGGGGCTGGCTTTCGTCAAGGGTTCGACCAATCTGGAGCCGGAAGGTCTCATGTCGAATGCCGACGTGCCGTATTCCTTCACCGGCAACGCTTCGACGCTGGGCACCAATCCGGCCGACCTTCTGATCGACCTGATGTATGCGCTGCCCGCCGCCTACCGGGCGCGCGGCACGTGGCTGATGAACGGCTCGACGCTGGCGGCGATCCGCAAGCTGAAGGACGGCACCACGGGCGTCTATCTGTGGCAGCCGTCCTATGCGGCTGGACAGCCGGAGACGATCCTGGGCCGCCCGGTGATCGAGGTGCCGGACATGGACGATGTTGGCAGTGCGGCCGAGCCGATCCTGTTCGGTGACATCGCCACCGCCTACCGGATCGTGGACCGCGTGTCGCTGTCGATCTTGGTCAACCCGTACATTCGGGCCACCGATGGCATCACCCGCATCCATGCGACCCGTCGCGTCGGTGCCGCCGTCGTGCAGCCTGCGGCGATCCGCAAGGTCCGCTGCGCGACCTCCTAAGCCTGACGGCAGAAAGGAACCACGATCATGCGTGATCTTTATAGCAACATCGGCACCGCGCTGGCGCTTGTCCCGGCGGTAAAGACCGCCGCCGGTGAAGGCCCGGCAATCGATACCCACGGCTTCAACCGTGTCGCCTTCGTCGTCAACACCGGCGCGATTGCCGGCGATGGCGACTTCGGGGTGAAGGTGCAGGAATCCGACACCGACCAGTCGGGCGACTTCACCGATGCGGATGCTTCCGTGGTGAAGTCGAACGCGCCGACCACGCTGGAAGCGAACAGCGCCTACAAGCTCGGTTACACCGGCCACAAGCGATATGTGCGTCTCGCCCTCACCAAGGCCGGCGGGACCAGCATCGCCGCCGGTGCCGTCGCCGTCCTGTCCGACGCGCAGAAGCGCCCGGTCGCATAGTTCTGCGAGGGGCGGCATCATTGAGGGCAACGCGGTCTGTCCAACAACGAGTAGCAACCTGCCCGCCGCCCGCCGCTTCGGCGGTAGTTCTTGGGTTCAAGGTTGCAAGATCGCGAGCACCAGCCGGCGTCCTTACCGGCCAAGGGCTCATCCGAGCAGCCGCGACAGGCAAGGCTCACCGGACAGTCGAGCATGACAGTCCATCCTGGGGAGTGGTGCAGTGGACTCCGCACCGCTCCCCTTGTCACCACGGGAACAGCGCCATGCCGATCAAGCCACCGAGGATATGCGGATGCGGATACCGGATCGCTGCCGGCTCCCGCTGCCCGTGCGAGGAACGGCGGGCAAAGCAGGCGCAGGCTCGCAACGATCAGCGCCGTGGTTCGGCTCACCAGCGCGGCTACAGCAAGGACTGGAACAGGGAAGCCAAGGCGTTCCTCGCCCTGCCCGTCAATCGTCGCTGCGCATTGTGCGGTGCTCCGGCAACGGCCGTCGATCACAAGGTGCCGCACAAGGGCAATCAGCGCCTGTTCTGGGATCGGTCGAACTGGCAGCCGGTCTGCCGGCCCTGCAACAGCCGCAAGAACGCGCGCACCGAGGGCGGCTTCGGCAACCCGATCAGGAAGGCCGGGGGTGGTCATGAACTTTGAGCGGATGCCCGGAGACCACGCGCCCCCCTTCGCGTGTGATTTTCCCGAATTGGAGTTTTCAACCGAGAACGGTTTTGCGGAGGTTGTTCGATGATTGTGGACGTTGAGACCCTGAAGGAACAGCTTCGCGTCGATTTCGAGGACGATGACGACGTGATCGAGCGCAAGATCGCGGCCGCGCAGGATCATGTCGAACGCTATCTCGGCTTCAGGATCGAGGACGAGTTCGGCGGCGAGGGGCAGGACGACATTCCGCCCGCGCTGATCGAGGCGGTGTGCCAGCTTGTCGGCCACTGGTATCAGAACCGTGAGACCGTGATCGTCGGCGTGAATGCGCAGGAAATGCCGATGGGCGTGGCCGACATTCTGCGCGAGTACCGAAACTGGAGCTGGTGACATGCGTGCCGGCGGTCTCGATCAGCGCATCACCATCCAGCGCTACATCGGCGTGGATGACGGTTACGGCAACATCATCGGAACCTGGGAGGACCAGTTCACAGTGTGGGCCGGCATCCAGTTCATGCGCGGATCGGAGACTGTGCTTGCGGCTCGGCTTTCCGCTCGCCAGCCTGCCATCATGACCGTGCGCAACAGTGCGCAGGCGCGCGGCATCCTTCCTTCGGACAGGGCGAAGAATGCCCATACCGGCGAGCTGTTCAACATCCGCGAGCAACCGAGGGCGTCGCGCGACCATCGCGGTTATCTGGAAATGATGATCGAGGCAGGGGTAGCGACATGAAGGGTGTGAAGCCTCGCCTTGTGGTTGACAATTCGGCGGTGTCGAAAGCGCCGCCGGCTCCCGCCTGGCTGTCTGCCGACGCCAAGCGGGAGTGGAAGCGCGTGGTGCCTATCCTTGTCGAGCGCCGCATTCTCACCACGGCCGACCTTGGATCGCTGGAGAACTATTGCACCGCCATTGGGCAAATCCGGGAGATGGAGCGCCAGCTTCAGCGCGACGGCCATGTGATCGAGACCGACAAGGGGCTGAAGCGCCATCCTGCGGTCGGCATCCAGTCCGACGCGATGACGCGGGCGAGGCTTCTGGCGGCCGAGCTGGGCCTGACGCCTGTGTCACGTTCCCGGCCGGCCGTGCGCGGCGACAGTGCCGGCGACGATCTGGACTTTCTCGGATGACGGAAGCGCCGAAGACATATCCCGCATGGGTGTTCGATGATTCGGAGATCCCCGATCCGTTCGGTTATGGCGAGCGGGCGGTGAACTTCCTGCGGCACCTGAAGCACCCCAAGAGCCTGCGGAAGGGCAAGCAGTTCGCGCTCGACCCGTGGATGGAGCGCATCATCCGCCGTATCTATGGCCCGCGCCATGAGGACGGCACGCGCATCGTGAAGACCGTGTTCGCCATGATACCGCGCGGCAACCGCAAGACGACGCTGGGCGCGGCGCTGACGCTTCTGCATTCGATCGGCCCGGAGCGGACGCCGGGCGGACAGGTGATTTGCGCCGCCGCCGACAAGAAGCAGGCCCGCATCGCGTTCGAGGAAGCGATCAGCGTCATCCGCGAGGATCGAAGGCTTATCCCGCTGGTGGAAGCGCAGGACTATCGCAACCGCCTCACCGACAAGCGCAGCGGAACGGTGGTCGAGGCAATCAGCGCCGACGCCAAGACCCAGCACGGCCGCACTCCGACCTTCACATTGATGGACGAGCTGCATTCCTGGCCGAAGCGTGACCTGTGGGAGGCGCTGAAGACCGGGCTGCTGAAGACCGCCGGCTCGCTCAACGTCATCATCACCACGGCCGGCCGAGGGCAGGAAAACATCGCCTTCGAGACCTACGCCTATGCCCGCAAGGTGGCGCTCGGCGAGATAGACGATCCCGCCACGCTGCCGATCATCTTCGAGGCTCCGGCCGATTGCGACTGGCGCGACGAAGAAGTCTGGCACATGGTCAATCCCGGCCTGCGGCATGGCTATCCTGACATTGACGGGCTTCGCCAGTATGCCCGCGAGGCCGAGAACCGGCCCGGCGACCGGGAAAGCTTCCGCCAGCTCAACCTCAACGTCTGGCTCGACCACTCGGCCGATCCCTTCATCGACATGGCGATCTATGACCTGACTGCGAAGCCGGTCCCGGTGCCAAAGGGCGCGCCGTGCTGGATCGGCGTCGATATGTCGAGCACAACCGACCTGACGGCTGTGGTCGCGTGCGTCGTGGACGATGACGAGAACTGCCATATCGTGCCGCACTTCTTCGTGCCGGGCGACAATCTGCGGCTCCGGGCCGAGCGCGACGGCGTTCCCTATCCCCTGTGGGCGGATCAGGGCTTCATCACCGCCACGCCGGGCAATGTGGTCGATTACCGCGCCGTCGAGCAATGCATCCGCGACCTGTGCGACCGCTTCGACGTGCGCGAGATCGACTTCGACCCGGCCTATGCCCAGCCGATCATGGGGCCGCTCACCGATGACGGCTATCCCGTCGCCACGCTCCGGCAAGGCTGGATCACACAATCGCCGGCCTTGAACGAGCTGGAGCGCGTCATCCTCGCCGGCCGGTTCCTGCATGGCGGGCATCCGGTCCTGCGCTGGTGCTTCGACAACGTGGCGATCCACACCGACAGCGCCGGAAACCGCACCATGCACAAGGGCAAGAGCACCGACCGGATCGACGGTGCGGTGGCGTCATGGATGGCTGTCTCCCGCGCCATGGCCGGCGAGGCGAAGTCCATCTATGACAGCGCCGCGTGGTCCGATGACATGGCGTATTTTTGAGCCGACTGGTTCCGCCATGGTTCCGCCAACAAAAGCAAAGGGAAGGCACCGGGAAAGATGCTTCGCAAATGCTTGGTTTTGTTGGGATTTTTGGAGCGGGCGAAGGGATTCGAACCCTCGACCCCAACCTTGGCAAGGTTGTGCTCTACCCCTGAGCTACACCCGCTCGTGCGGCAACCGCCGCAAGCCGCGCCTATATGGCCGAACTTACCCGCGATTGCAACAGGAAAAGCAACGCCCATTTCGCGCATCGCAACCGGAACCGGCGGACGGCCGGACAGCGGTGATTTCGTGACCGAATGCCGCAAAGCACGCAGGACGACGCGGCGCGGAGAAGCCGTCAGGAGGCATGCGGCGGGGCGGCGGCAGGGCTGGGACTGGGACTGGGGCGGGGGCGGGGGAGTAGCGGTGCGGGCGGCGGGGCGGAAGGACGTGAGGGCGAAGAAGGCAATGGCGCTTGGAGCCGCTCGAAAGGCAAAGCGGAGAGGCGACGGTCACCGGGGTCGCCCGAGGAGGCAGGCAGCGGCCGGTGCCAGGGGCGGTGACGCGCGGCGCGTTAACCGGATTTTCGGCCGTCTGTCCGATCATGCGCCCGCGGTAGGGTTCCGGACATGACGGGCGCAGGCTTCATCCTTCTCATCAACCTCGCGGTTGCGGGGCTTTTCTGCGCCAGCTTCGTGCTGATCGCGCTCTATGATCGCCGCTACCGCTCCGCGCGCTGGTTCGCCGCCGCCTATGCGATGGGCATGGCCTATGCGGTGGCCGAGTTCCTCCTGCCGATCTTCACCAACATCAAGGTCGGCGTCTTCGTGGGGCACATGGCCTTCCTCGTCACGCTGATCCTGCTCAATGTCGGGCTGGCGCGGCGCTACGAGATCGAGCCGCCGCGCCTGCTGACGGCGGCGCTCGTCGTCGTCTCGGTCGTCGCCAGCGCCTTTCTCCAGGACATGCCGCGCGGCAGCTTCCTGCGCAACTTCCTCTATCAGGGTCCCTATTTCCTGATGCAGTCCGTCGGCCTCTCCATCGTGGTGCGGGCTGCCGCCACGCGGCCGGCCGGGCGCAGGCCGGTCGACGTCCTCCTCATCGGCTTCCTCGGCCTGAGCGCGCTGCACTATCTGTCGAAGCCGTTCCTGGTCGCCGCGCTCGGCGGCTCGGGCGCGACCCCGCGCGACTATATCGGCACCACCTACGCCATGGTCTCGCAATCGATGGGCACGGTGCTGGTGGTGGCGACCGCCCTGCTGCTGCTCGCCATGCTGATCCTCGACATCGTCAAGGACATCACCGCCCGCTCGGAAACCGATTCGCTGTCGGGCCTGCTCAACCGCCGCGGCTTCGAGGAGCGGCTCAACGACATCGTCGAGCGCCGGCCGGCGAACGGCATGCCGATCGCGATCGTCATCTGCGACCTCGACCATTTCAAGAAGGTCAACGACACCTGGGGCCACGCCGCCGGCGACAGGGTGATCGCCGCCTTCGCGGCCACGCTGCGCGAGGTTTCGGCCGGACACCACGTGCTCGGCCGCATCGGCGGCGAGGAATTCGCCGTGCTGCTGCCGGGCAGCAACCTGGCGGCCGGCCGCCTGTTCGCCGAGACGGTGCGGGCGGCCTTCGCCGGCCGCAGCATCGAGGGCTTCCCGCCGGAGAAATGCTTCACCGCCAGCTTCGGCGTCGCCGAGATCGCGCCGGGAGAAGCGGCCGCCTCGCTGACGGCGCGGGCCGATGGCGCGCTCTATGCGGCCAAGCGCGCCGGGCGCGACTGCGTGCGCGTCAGCCACACCCGGCGCCAGCCCGGCGCGTTCGGCGCCGCATAGCCGGGACCGGAGCATCTTGCAGTCGGGCGGAATCGCCCGACGTCGCACAAATGCGGCCAGAACCAATCGACGATGCGGCAGCCCGGACTTGTCCGGGCGCGTCCCGGGCGGCACCGTTCAAGACCTCATCGAAAAGGTGGTGCGGCCCGGCGCGACCGCGCCCGAAAGCCGGACGCATGCCTCCGCGGGAGCGGGGCCCTACTCGCAGACCAGCGGCGCCTGCGGCACCTCGCCTTCGCGAAGGCCGTACATGTGGCTGCGCCCGTGCCAGACATAGGGCGGGCGCCAGCAGCGGCGCGCGGGGCGGTGCGCGGCGGCCTCCACGTTCTCGGGCTCGTAATAGGAGCCGGTGAGCTGATAGGCCTCGGCGACGTGGCCCATGCCGACGATGATGCGCTTGTAGCCGGCGGCGCTGTGGATCACCAGATTGCCGAAGCTGTCGGCGTGGACGCGGTCCCTGCCGTCGCCGGCGGCGGCCGGGGAGGCGGCGAGCAGGACCGCCGCGACGGCGGCGGCAAGGCCGATGGACATGCGCAT